GTTCTGAGCCTGTGGCAGCAGCTTCGCTGAGAATTTTGGAGCAGCTTAAATCTTGTCAGATAACGGTACTTTATATTAGACCCGATCTTCAGTTTTTATCGGATGTTCAACGCTTGACCGAGCGTTCGGTAAGGGGGGTGTTGCAGGAATATGCTCGTTCGGCTGTTTTTGAAAGGATTTATCTAGTAGATATACCGCTTGTCGCTGCAACGTTGGGCGATGTTCCAATTAAATTTTATCATGAGCGCGTGTATGATGCTATAGCAGCTACGCTACATATGATTACTGTTTTTTCGCATAGCGAGATGGTGATGGGAGAGTACAGTGATCCTCTGGAGATGTCACGGATCTCTACTTTTGGGTTTATCGAACCAGAATCTGGTAAAGAAAACTTATTTTTTCTTCTTGACTTCCCACGAGAGAAGAGTTACTATTATGCTATCAATGAAGAGAAACTTCAAACGGATGGTTCTTTGCTGAAGAGGGTTAAGGAGCAGGTTTTGACTGGCGCACATGACAGATTGAAGTCGTCGTATGCTGTGTATGAAACACAATACGACAGTGACTATATTTATGTTATGGCACACAGTTCGATGGTGCAGCTTTAATTTTTTAAAAAACCTCTTGACACTCTCGTTTTGTCGTGTTAAGCTGGGTATTAGAGGCTTAGGAGATTAACTAAGCCTACTTTAACCCTAAAGGAGAAAACAATGGGTATTGATATGAAGAAAATGAGAGCGAAGAAGCAAGCTCTCGAAAGTCGTGGCGACGGAAGGTCTAGTTCTTTCTGGAAGCCGCAAGAAGGGGAGCAGACGATTCGCGTTATCCCCACTGCTGACGGTGATCCTTTTAAGGATTATTGGTTCCACTATAACGTGGGAAAGAATTCTGGGTTCTTGTGCCCCAAGAAGAATTACGGGGAGGAGTGCTCCGTGTGCGATTTCGCCACCAAGCTGTGGCGAGAGGGCGATGATGATAGCAAGAAGATGGCTAAGTCTCTTTTTGCCCGTCAGCGCTTCTTCTCTCCTGTTATGGTACGCGGTGAAGAACAGTCCGGGGTGCGCGTCTGGGGCTACGGCAAGATGGCGTATGAGACGCTGTTGAATCTTGTACTCAATCCCGAGTACGGTGATATCACCGACACCGACAACGGCACCGATCTTGTTATGAAGTATGGCAAGCCACCGGGAGGTCAATTCCCATTGACCAAGCTCACTCCCAAGCGATCCACCTCACCGGTTTGTCCAGACAAGACATCGGATGAGTGCAAGGAGTTGCTTGAGAGTATCCCCGAGTTTGAGGAGCTTTTTGATCGCAAGACGAGTGCAGATGTGCAAGCCATGCTTGACGAGCACCTTCTTGGGGATGGTGACGCGGAAGAGGTTTCCACTGAAACTGTAAAGTACAGTTCACCGAGCGGTGGTGATTCGTCGAGTTCTGTGTCGGATGCTTTCGAGGAGCTTTTGAGCTAAAATCTTCGACCCACGGGGGGGCACAGGGTTATCAGGTGTCCCGTATTTGTGTTACTCAACACACACATAGACAGGAGGTTTATTATGAGTAATGGCAACAAGAGCGGATATCAGCTTCGGGCTGATTTATTGGGGATGGCAGTTGGCATCCTTCAAGACCGCAATGACCGGCAAGAGCAGAATGAGCATTTTCTAGTAGAAAATGGTGGAGGCTACGAGCGAAAGCGCGTCACTCCCTATACAACAGATGATGTTCTGGTCGTTGCAGAAAAGCTTTATAACTTTGTCAAGACAAAGGACTAAGAGCTAATAAAGATCCCCACAGGGAGGCACAGGGTTATCAGGTGCCTCATTTTTGTATAGGAGGTACAGGTGCCAAGACCAATCAAAACAAAGGCGGGCAAACTCAGCATCGCTGATATGCGATCCCTAATTAATAAGAAGGCTGGGCTAGCTGTTGCCCATAATTTATCAGAAGACAACCCAACTATGGTGAACGAGTGGATTCCAACTGGATCCCGATGGCTTGATTCGATTGTTTGTCGAGGAAAGCTGGGCGGCATTCCGGTTGGCAAAGTTGTAGAGATAGCTGGTTTGGAATCGACTGGCAAATCCTTTCTTGCTGCTCAGGTAGCTGCGAACGCCCAGAAGATGGGCATTGATGTAATTTACTTTGATTCTGAGTCTGCAATCGATCCGTCGTTTTTAGAACGTGCAGGTTGCGATGTAGAGAGGATATTGTATGTGCAGGCTCGCTCAGTTGAATTTGTTTTAGAGACAATCGAAGATCTTCTAGCGACCAACGACAGTAAGATGTTATTCATCTGGGACTCTTTGGCGTTAACACCGTCAGTATCTGATGTAGAGGGAGACTTCAATCCCCAGTCCTCTATGGCAGTCAAGCCGCGTATTTTATCGAAGGGCATGTCCAAGTTGACGGTACCGATTGCCAATAGTAAATCTACTTTGTTAGTACTTAACCAACTTAAAACCAACATCACAAGCAACATCGCGGAAGCGATGACTACGCCTTATTTTACGCCCGGTGGCAAGGCGATGCATTATGCATATTCGCTTCGTATCTGGCTGACCGGGCGCAAGGCAAAAGCCTCGTTTATTGTAGATGATAACGGATTTCGCATTGGCTCTGAAGTAAAAGTTAAAATTGAGAAATCTAGGTTTGGTACCCAAGGGCGACGTTGTGCCTTTAAAATCCTGTGGGGCGACGGCGTTGGGGTGCAGGACGAGGAAAGTTGGTTTGATGCGATCAAGGGATCAAAGCATTTGGTATCATCTGGTTCGTGGTATACCATGGACATGGGCGACGACACGACTGAAAAGTTTCAGCCCGCCCGCTGGATGGAAAAGATGGTAGATAAAAAATTCTATGATCGTGTTCTTTCTATTATAGATGAAGAAATTATTATGAAGTTTGACAAGCGTTTGGGCGACGCTGCTGAATTTTATGAAGATTTAGATGAAGATGGGGACAATGAACAAACTTAGTATGAGAAGCGTACTTTTCTTGTTAACAATTGCGCTGTTGTTTGCTGTTCTTGTGATGAAACCATGACTCAGCCTAGAATTTTGATTATTGATGCGCTTAATATGTACTTTAGAGCATATATTGTGGATCCTTCGTTGTCCACCAACGGTCAGCCGATTGGAGGGGCGAAGGGGTTTTTAAAAATTCTTCAAAAGCTGGTGAGGGAAACAAAGCCTGATCAGGTTGTTGTTGCTTGGGACGGCGCAGGAGGCTCGCAGAAGCGAAAGAGCATTGACAAGGGATACAAGGAGGGGCGCAAACCAATTCGCTTGAATCGCGACATTCGAAACCTCTCAGAGAACGAAGAGATCGAAAATAAGATTTGGCAGCAAACAAGGCTCGCTGAATACTTAAACTGTATGCCGATATCTCAGATCATGTTGCCTGCGATTGAGGCAGACGATGTGATTGCGTGCGTGACACGCCTCCAGTCCTTGAGGGGGTGGCAGAAGATCATTATCTCAAGTGACAAAGATTTTTTCCAGCTTTGTGACGATGAAACTATTTTATATAGACCTGTTCAAAAGGCGGTGTTGAACAAGCATCGAATAGTCGAGGAACATGGAATTCACCCATTAAATTTTGCACTAGCTCGTGCCATTGTGGGAGATAAGAGTGATAACTTGCATGGCGTTGGAAACGCTGGTTTGCCAACTGTCGCCAAGAGGTTCCCCTTCCTGGCAGAAGAGAAAAACTATGCGATACAAGATGTGATCGAATTTTGTGAGGGAGTTGATAAGAAGTTGAAGGTTCATCAAAATATTTTGAAGCACAGAGATGTGGTCGAAAAGAATTATAAGATGATGCAGTTATATATCCCCATGTTGTCACCTCAGTCTAAGGAGATGGTGAGGTATGCGATCGAAGAAGCCCCGCAAGAGTTTAATAAGACTGAAGTTTTAAAAATGATGATGAACGATGGGTTCGGTGTTTATGATTGGTCTAGCCTGTTTCAGACTATGAAGCGGATTGTAGCAGACAATAAAGAAGGAGTCAGTTGATGGGCAACGTTACTGGCTTTTCTAAATTTGGAAAGTCTTTTCAAGAATCTTTAGCACATATGATTATGGACCAGCGGACGTTCGCTGATCAGATTAAAGAAGTCTTATCAATCGACTTTTTTGAATTAAAATACCTTCAAGTTTTTGTACAGAAGATCTTTAAGCATAAGGAGAAGTATGGTGTGCATCCTTCAAAGCGAGCGATGCTTGCGATCCTTAGAGCGGAGTTGGAGGATGAAAACGCAGCCACTCAGAAACAGACTAGAGACTTCTTTGCTAGGATTTATAAATCTGAAATTGAGATTGGAGGCGAAGAATATATCAAGGACACTGCGTTAGACTTTTGTCGGAAGCAAAAGCTCAAAGAGGCAATGATTAAGTCTGTGAGCCTCTTGGAATCCTCATCTTTTGATGAGATTAGTTCGGTAATTAATGAGGCACTTAAGCTTGGGTCTAGTACAGATTTTGGATATGATTACAAGGCAGATTTCGAAGAGCGTTTTAAGTTCAAGGTGCGAAATCCAATAAGCACCGGGTGGAAATCTATTGACGATTTGTGTAAAGGCGGCTTGGGGTCTGGAGAACTTGGGGTTGTGATTGCCCCCACGGGCGCGGGCAAATCCATGGTGTTGGTACACTTGGGGGCACAAGCTCTCAAAGAGGGCAAGACCGTTGTGCATTATACATTGGAGTTGGCACCAACGACGATTGCCAGCCGCTATGATAGTTGCCTGACGGGGATTCCCTTGTTCCAACTGCATTCTTGCAAGGATGGCATCTATGAAATGGTGAAAGACGTAGAGGGGCAGCTAATTATTAAAGAGTACCCCACAAAATCGGCATCTCCGAATGTGGTTCGCAACCACTTGGAGCGCTTGCTTCAGCGAGACATTAAACCGGATTTGATTATTGTTGATTACGCAGATTTATTGCGACCAAATATAGTGAGAAAGGAGAAGAGGCACGAGCTTGAGACTATTTATGAAGATCTCAGAGCAATCGCGCAAGAGATGAAGTGTCCGTGTTATACCGCTTCACAGACAAATCGATCAGGGCTGAACGCGGAGGTAATTACAATGGAGTCGATCTCTGAAGCTTTCAACAAGTGCTTTGTGGCAGACTTTATCTTTTCTGTGTCGCGAACAATACAAGATAAGAACACCAATGGCGGAAGAATGTTTCTAGCGAAAAATAGAAATGGTCCTGACGGCTTGATCTATCCTATCTTTATGGATCCGTCGACTGTGAAGATTAAAGTTTTACCATCTGATGGGACAACGCTTGAGCAAGTCGTGGCGAAGACCGCCGTTGAGCAGCAGGAACAGCTAAAGAAAAAATATAAAGAATACAAGAAGGAGAAGCAATAGTGAATAATAACACAGCATTATTAGAATACTTTAACGGAGACGAGTTGGCTTCAAACGTGTTTGTGACCAAATACGCACTACGAAATAAGACAGGGCAGGTGTTAGAAGGCACTCCAGACCAGATGCATGATAGGCTGGCGAGAGAATTCACC